GAAACGTCCGCAAAAGACGCATTATGTTCCCGAACGGGAAAGCGGAATATCGGATTCGAACCGACGACATTCAGCTTGGAAGGCTGACGTTCTACCACTGAACTAATTCCGCGAGGTGGAGAATAGCGGACTCGAACCGCTGACATCCTGCTTGCAAAGCAGGCGCTCTACCAACTGAGCTAATTCCCCAGGCGGGACTGATGGGACTCGAACCCACGACATCTAGCGTGACAGGCTAGCGCTCTAACCGACTGAGCTACAACCCCATAAGGGAGGTTACCCTCCCCGTAGGTCAGAGTGCTATCGCTCAAACGGCAACAGCAGTCCTCCTGAATGATACAATTTTGTTTGCATCTGTTTTTTGCTTATCCAAGCAGGTTTCAGTTATAACCCATAACACCCTGTCGAAACCATTGCACCCCCGCAAATGGAAGTGAGGAGAATCGAACTCCTGTCCAAGACATCGGTATTATAACCTATTCCTCCGAAGAGGAAAGCCTTCTGTCGGACTTGAACCGACGACCTACGGTTTACAAAACCGTTGCTCTATCCAGCTGAGCTAAGAAGGCAAGGCAGGTGAGGAGGGATTCGAACCCCCGACCAACGCATTAGAAGTGCGTGGCTCTATCCAACTGAGCTACTCACCCACGGGGGAGAGTCCCTTAGAAGTGGGGACCTGCTCCTGACTGCCAAACGTTCTCTGAACCGCCTTGGGGTTGGGGATCCAATTGAACCGTTGTGTTCCCTTTGGCAGTTGCTTTATTGTACATCACCTCGTGGATGTTGTCAACCTCTTTTGATTGAGGTTCTTCGGCAAGTCTTTGATAGAGTTCCTTATTCTTTTCCTTAACATACTCTATCACCTTTTGAGTCTTAGGTGCTTCACCAAACCAAGAATCGTTTGGCGTCTCAACAGGTGCAGGGACACCTGTGTAAGAATAATAATGACGCTTAGCATCAGCAGTGAATGCTTCTGCATCATCCTTTACTGACCAAGAACCACCAACACCACCATCCATGTTGACAGTGATGTCATCTCCGAGTTCACTCTTTGGAATGAACACGTTCTTAATGCTGTTGATAACTTTTTTAATCATTGTTTTGTCTCAACGAAATAATTATAACAGACTGTTGAAGTAACCTTGAAGACTTGCGTGACTCTTTACAGGCTGTCCATAGTAACTTCCACCCCAGAGAGTGGGAAGTGATGCCCACTCAGGTGAGAGAGCAGCCAGAATCCTCTTGGACAGACCTTCTGTCTTGAGAAGATACTCCAGATCATTCGCATTATTTACACGAATTCCTGCTGCTTTCAGTCTCTTGATAATCAATCTTACAGCAGCCCTGTCCTGACGCTCTGGGGTCATTGAACCTCCCCCCATGGCATCCCAGGTGGTGCTCAAGAACTGATAACGACCAGCAGCATCAGAACGATATCGACCAGATCTCAAAATCTGTCGTGGGTGTTTGACTCCAGCAAATTGTCTTCCAGTGAACTGTGTGTTGTATCCATTATTCGGATACTTTGAGGTTCCCTCTGCAAATGCAATGGTGTCCAAAAGTGCCATTATGGCAGGACCAAAGGTTGCTTTCTTTGCGTCAGTGTCGGATGCTAGTTTGGTGTAAGAGACATCACTCTTCACCTCAAAATGGTGATGACCATGAGGAAGAAGTGACGCTGCCAGCAGAGGCAAACCAAACAAAAGTTTTTTAAGTTTCATAACCTTAATTAAGAAGGACTCTTAACCAGTGTTTTGATCTGATCGTTTATTTATGCCTGTGGTTGAAGTTGATTGATGTATCTGTATGAATATTGAACCCTTGGTCCTTCAACTCCCCAACCAAGCCATCGATAAGCAGCATTCATATATTGATGAATGCTCAGACCTTCTTGTTTGAAAACCTTTTCTGCTCTTTTCCACTGAACCTCATTGACCATGTAACGCAACTGTGTGCGAAGGTCAGAAGGATCACCACCATAACGTCTGGCAAACTGTCCAAGACCGCGATAACGATTTGCACTTGTCCATTGGATCAAACCGTAACCACCATGGTAGCAACGATCATAAGGGACTCGTGCTCCGCCCTCACAAATGTTAGGTTCAAATTTGGATTCTTGTTGGATGTTTGCCATGATCACAGCCAAAGCAACCTTATCTCGAATCCCACGTTCCTCTTGAAGAAATTCAAGAACAATCTGCTCATTCCTTGACAGATTTTTCCCTGTCCATTTCTTTCTTTTATTCTTTGTAATCTCTGGTGTCAGTTTTGCCACAGACTCGCCAGAGACCTCCATAGCATGATGACCATGGGGAATTAGCACACTGGCCAGCAGAGGCAACCCAAACAACAGTTTTTTAAAATTCATAACGTTAATAATTTTTTAATGTTCTTTGAAAGCACATCGAAGATACTATAACACATCATTTAGATTTGTCAAAATAGTCCTTTCTAAAGTATCGATTCATGATGTTGTGGTTGTAATAACGGGGTGTCCCGTCCTCCATCGCTTCCGTCAGAACATTGTTTTTAAATAATGCCTCTGTCTCAGCAAAATTAGTCTTACCCTTGGTTTTATGCAAGGAAAGAATCTCTCTCTTAAAGTTCTTAACACCAAGTAATTTAACGTCCTCTTTCAATTCATCAGAGGACCCATAATACTTTTTCCAGTCTGACTCTGTTTTTACTTTTCTTTTCTTCCCTCTGGGCTTTCGATGAAACCAGAAAACCTTTCTTCCAATGTAGAGTCGGTCGTTGGTGAGATTGGTAATTTTATAAACAAAACCAAAGTAATCCCCAATATCGTCAGAGGTAAAAGGGACCTCAAGATACAACCAGGGGTTTTCGTAGTCACACACTCATCATGTTTCATCTGCGTTATTTAGACCTCCAAGCATTCCAATCATCTTCTTCCCAGGGGTCTGGAAGTTCTGTGGAGACGCTAATGGTGTCCAGTCCTTCAACTTCAGACTTCTCGGTCTTGTAAACAGGTTTGGGTCCCTCTGCTGCTACCCTCCACTGTTCATTGATCTCTCGAATCTGAGCATCAACCTGGTCCATGGTTTGAGAAACCTTGACCCCATAATACCATTCAACGAATCCAGCAAGCAAGTGCAGGAGAATAATGTTTAGAGGTGGCTGCCTCTTGGCACACCACCTCTCCATTCGTTGGATAAAGGTTTGCTTCTCTCGTCCAAAGAGAAACTCAAACTCATAGTAAAACCCGTCAGTGAGGATCTTCTTAGAGTTGGAATCCTGAGAAGGTATCTTTCTTGACATCTTGCTTGAATGATCCGAGGACATAACTTTCAAGTTCTGTCTCCTGTGGGGCAACCTGGAGTCCCTTTGAGGAGATCCAGTGTTGCGTCCAGGGAAGTGGGTTGTTCTTTGCTGCAATGTCATAAACAGGTTTGAGACCAATGGCCTTCATTCTACGATTAGCGATCCATTCAACATATTGCTTAAGGAGTGTGTCATTCAATCCTATCATACTTCCATCTTTAAACAAATAGTCTGCCCACTTCTTCTCTTCGTTCACTGCCCTGTCGAACATGGCATAAACCCACTCTTCCTCTTCCTGCATGATCTGTTTCATCTCAGGATCGTCACCCTCACGCCACTTGTTCAGAATGTTCTGGGTAATTGCGAGATGCTGGTTCTCATCCCTTGCAATCAGGGAGATGATCTTTGCTGATCCTTCCATGAGTTTAAGCTCACCGAAGGCGAAACTACAAGCAAAACTAACGTAAAAGCGAATACCCTCAAGAATGTTAACGTTGGCGACTGCTCTGAACAGTTTTCTCTTGACATCTTTGAGTTCCTCTTGTGCTGCTGGGACACCTTCGAGTTGATGTAACCAACCATTGCCATTCCCGTAGGTCTGGGCACAATTAATGAAGTCATCATAAGACTCAGTGACACTCTGTGCTCGCTCAAGGATTCTTGGATCCTTGATGATCGTGTCGAACACATCCGAGGGATCGGAGTAAATGTTCTTGATGATGTAAGTGTAAGAACGTGAGTGAATCATTTCCATGAATCCCCACACTTCCATGCAAGCTTCCAGTTCAGGAAGAGAGCAATAAGGGATGAATGCCATTCCAGGTCCACGACCTTGGATGGAATCCAGCATGATCTGATACTTCAGGTTTGAAGTGTAGATGTGCTTTTGTTCTGGACGAAGAGTCAGATAATCTGACCTGTCCTTCTGAAGTGAAACCTCCTCTGGTCTCCAGAAATAACCCAGTTGTTGAGTTGTAAGTTTCTCAAAGACTGGATACTTGTAAGAATCATATCTCTGGACACCAAGAGGAGCACCAAAGAACATTGGTTGCTTCTTAGTGTTCACTTCTCTGCTGTTAAAAACAGTCATTCCTCTCACATCCACATCATTATTACCACCTACTGGTGAAACCTTAAAATCAAATAGCGCAGGATTCACAGACTTCCTCCTCTGACTCTGATAGTTCTTTTACTAGATCTTCAAGTTTTTGTTTAGTATTGTCTTTTTCTTCATCACTTCCATCATGTTTGGAATCATAAGTGTTGTGATAATAAGAAGTTTTCCATCCGTACTTATAGGTGGTAAGGAGATCGTTTGCGATCACGGATGTTGGAACTTCTCTGTCAGGATAATCTTCCAAGTTGTAAGACCAGTTGCCTGAGATGGCTTGATCAAAGAACTTCTGCATTACAGCAACAACGTTAATGTAACCCTTGTTGCTTCCCATTTCCCAGAGCAGAGTGTAATGATTCTTCAGAGTCGAATAAGATGGAACAATCTGCTTAAGAACCCCCTTCTTGGACTTTTTAGCGGACAGGAATGCTCTAGGTGGTTCAATTCCGTTTGTGGCATTTGACACAACGGAACTGCTCTCTGAAGGCATCTGTGCGGACAAAGTGCTGTGTCGGAGTCCTGTCTCCAGGATAGATT